TTCGATCGCGACGAACGCTTCAAATTTGATTTCTGCGACGTTGCCTTCTCTAGTGATCGCGAGTGCGCAGCCGACGATCGTCTTCCCTATCACGACGATCGGGAGAAGCCCTTCGCAGTGGCAGGTTACGCTTTCGTCTACGAACGATTCGACGTTCACAGTAGCGATTTCGGGGAGCACGGGCAATCCGTATGCCTATGTGAGCCTGCAAGGCATTATGCCGAAGCCGTCATATACATTTGTTGAGGATAGTTATACGGCTACGGGATATCTACCCATACTTGATTACCTGGAGTCAAAAGTTGCCGGATCAAGCGACTTGATGAAGTTCTCCAAGGCCGACGTGGTTGATTTCCGTCGTGACGAAATGGGCGCTCGTAGCGGGCTATACTGGTGGTGGAAGAAGCGTCTCTCCACGGTCTTCGGCGTTCCGATTCGTCCGTTGCCTATGGTCGGACGTTTTGGCGGTTCCGGCACGAATCTACGTATGACGTATTGAGGAAACCCTCATGCCGATATTCTTCCCGTCATTCGGTACGATGCCGCTTATTGATTTTGCTATTCAGATCGGGCGTGGAGCGGCTGCGGGCGTTATTGGTCAGACGTACGATATTCGCCGCCTAGATGACAATACGAACGGCGCTATTTCAAATAATCCCCCTATTTTTACTGCATACCCTGCGCGTGTACGCCGTACAACGAGTAAAGCGGCGATCGAGAACATAACATTTGATACCCTTATTTTCCAAGCGACATGCGATAATAGAGTTCTTCGTGACGGGGATTTATTAACGCAGACCGGCTATGAGAATGACGGTTCTATCTTCACGATGGCCCAAGCGCGTCCAACGCGTGAGACGCTTTGGGTAAGAACTGAAGCGACGTGTTCCATTACGCGTCCTATGCCGACTGCTGGTGCAGCCTCCCAGCAGCCGGCAAACGGAATCGTTGCGACGCAGGGATATAGCGGGTTTGCTAAGTCTACCGAAATACCTTTAACGTTGCAGAACGGAATGTACTCATTTTCTTCTGATCCTAATGCGACGCAGGCATCCGTACAAGTCGGAATACAGCCGTTTAACCGCATACGAGACGGCAATATAAAGCTCCCCACTGCTCTTTATCGTGAACATTTCATGATTTGGGTTCCGATGCTTCCGGGCGAGATCCTTAATGAATTGGATCGTGTTCGCTTTCAAAACATGGATGCATACGAGGTCGCTCTTATTTTCTCAACGGATACCGTTGGATTGTCCGGGCATATTTGCATTGTCGAGAGGATCAACGTTTGAGAGTTGTTGTCGCAGATGATTCGCATCCGACCCTTTTATTTTTCCGACGTATCCTTATCGAAAATGGTCATGAAGTTGTCGCGATGGCAAATAATGGAAAAGAGGCATTAGATTTCTGCAAAATCCATAACCCTGATCTTGCATTACTTGATAGAACGATGCCGGGGCTAGGTGGAGAAGCCGTCGCAAAAGAAATTATTGATAATAAGTATGCGTCCCATGTGATTATGGTAAGTTTGGATGCTCAACTTTCCGTTTTCAAGCCGCTACTCGAACGTGGTGTTCAAGTCCTCGGGAAACCTGTTCGGAAAGAGCAGATTCTCGCAGCTATCAATAAACTTCCGCGACAGTAGGTTCTTCATTGACAAGCGACGAGTATATTGATCGTGCTCGCGAGATAGAAGAACATGCGAATAGAAAAGCTGATGCGGCTAGGAAAAGCGTCGTCTGTTGGTTTGGCAGGCATGGGCGTTATACATACCTTGCCGATTGTATTCGTTCTCTCGCATGTTCTAGCGCGCTTTCAAATATAGAATCTGAAATGAACAAAGAGATGTCTGAATTAGATGCTGAATTTTACGGGATAACCGAAGAGGAGATGCGCTTAGATGAAGCCTCGCCTCGAAGATGTTCTTGAAACCATTCAGATTGCGGTTGCGAACGCGATACAAACGGGGATAAACGCCGGTAGGATCGTTGCGCCTCCTGCTCAGTGCGTTGTAGGATGGCCGACAACGCCGGAATTGGTTATGATTCTATCTCAAGGCCAATATCAAGTAAATATATTTCCGCTTCCTGACGGTCGTCAAACGTCGCGGTATACGCCGGTTCCTTTCCCGATAGAGAATCCGAACGTCACGCTTACGGCTACGATATCGGGCGGGACGATAAACTTCGGCGGATCGGTTGTAACGGGACTGAATATCCATACGTTCGTTGGGGCGCTACTACGAGATGCCCATTATCAGACGGTTCCTATGGATACGTTGACGACGGTTGCCGCGGGCGTCAAGAACGCGATAAACGCACTTTCCTTGGCTGGGGTGTCCGCTTCGTCAAGCACGAGCTCCGTTTCCATTACCGGATCTCCGAACGTCATTTGCAATATCGGATCTTCCGGAACGGTTATGGCGGTTGAGGTTAATCGTGTGCAGCGCGGTATTCAAGTTACCGCATGGTGCCCGGAGCCGTTTTTACGATATAGCGTGATTGAGCCGATCGTTGAGAATATCGGGACGACGGATTTTCCATTTTTGAAATTGTCTGACGGAACGCCTCTCCGAATTCAAAATAGCGGTCGTGATAATTTTAACATGGATCAATCGCAGTCAGCTTATTCATGTTATGAGTACCATTTGAATTTCGAAGTAGAATATGGCCTCATTCGTCTTCTCACCGGCGCGCAAGTCGAATCGGTTGAGCTAATAACCACCATTAACAATGAACCATCGGTCACTTACTACGCCGGAGGATAGACTTTTGTTTTCATATGTCGTGAAAAAGAGCGGCGACTTTCATAAGGACGGCGTTCTCCTTCGGCGCGGCGATGCGCTTACTGGGGAAGATGCACGTTGGTTGGAGTCGCCTGAGAATCATCATCTTTTGCTTCGTTGCAATCGTGTGCAGGCTCATCGGATAGACGAGTCTTCGCCTTATGTTATTTCAACTTCTAAGGCGGAGGGCTAATCCATGCCTATCGTAACGAACACGCAGCCCGGCAATTTCGTTATTCCGGGGAGCTATATCCAGATCGCTCCAACGCCCCCTCCGGTCGCGCTAGGACCTAATACGTCGCTTATCGGGCTAAACGGATGTGCGGCTTATGGAGCGGTAAATTCGCCGACATATTTTACGCTTGCTACCGTCTATACGACGTTCGGGCGTAGTACGTCGGTTCCGTATTCTATCGCTGATGCGGTGGTAAACGGCATGACGCCGGAATCGAATATATTCCTGGGCAACCGTGTAACGGACGGAACCGATACGGCAGCGAGCGTTCTTGTCGTTGACGGTTCGGGATTCGCGACGGAGACGATTACGATTTCGGGAGCCGCTGGTACGGGGCAAACGGTTATCGTAACGCTCGTCAACGGAAGCGTCACGGTCAATACTCCGCTCTATACGATTCCGAATGGGCAAAGCGCGGCTCTGACGGCAACGGCCCTTTCGAATATCATCAATAACACGGTGGCGGTTCTCGGATCAAATTCATTCATTCAAACGACGACCGCCTCAACGAATACGATCCCGATAAACGCCCTTGCATCAGGAACCGGCGGGAATTCGATTACTGCTTCGGTTGCGATCACGGGAAGCGGAACGAGTGCTACGCCGAATAGCCCGACTGCACTAAGCGGAGGGGCTGTGCCGGGAAGCATCGGAACGCTTACCGATATTCATACCGGATCGTACCCGAACGCCTCCACGGCGAACAACATCATTTCGGGATACCGCCTTGATTACACGTCGCCTTCAGGATCGACGTCTCCGGTCGCGCGCCTTACCCTGTACCACCCCGATTCCGCCGCTCAGGTCTTCAACAATATCATCGCATATGCGACGGTCGGAGGCGGGTATAGCGCGGCTACCTTTAAGACGAATCTCGCCGCCGCCATAAATACCGGATCAAGCGCTCAGGCTCCAGCGCAGTTCTGGACATTCACGAGCGGATCTTCAACCGCAGTTCCCCTCGTCGGCGTTTATCAGGGTGCCTCGGGCGGTACGGACGGTACGACGAGTATCACGACTCAGGTTCTCCTCGGCCAAGATGCGACTGTTTCTTCGGCACGTACGGGGATCTATGCGTTGCGTACGATGCTCGGAGCGGCTCAGGTCATTATTCCACAATTTGCCGACTGTACGGCTGCTCAAGCGCTCGCTTCATTCTGCGTGGAAGAAAACTGCATCGGGTTCATTGATCTCGGCGGCATTGGGACATCGACGACGACGGCGGTCACGACGAAGACGAACAATAACGTCAATAGCAGTTCGCTCATCTCGTCAATGGAGTGGGGTTACTATCTTGATCCGTTCACGGGGGTCGAGAAACTTTGTTCTCCGTCAAACACGATTGCCGGTACGGTAGCGAGCCTCAATCCTTGGTTCTCGCCGCTTAATAAGCCGACAGGCGGAAAGAGCGGCCTGATCGCGACGGAGTGGAGCACGACCCAGTTTCCCGATTTTACGTCCCTCGAAGTGAACAATATTTGCTTCATCGCTCGCGAAAACGGAAACTTCGTCGTATGGAACGATAATTGCTCGGACGGAACCCCGATCGCCGATGCACGTATGCGAAATTACATCGCCTACCAAATCCAAGTTATCGGTTTTCCGTTCATCGGCATGTTGCAGTCTACGGCTCCGAACGATCCGACCCGAAACGACTACTTCAACGCGATTAAGGGATTCTTGTCGCCGATGGCTCCCCCGCCTTTTGGAAGCGCAACGACGCCGCAGATCAACGCCTTTAACGTGGATTCGTCGGGGAATACGCCCACGACGATCCAAGGCGGATTCCTCATTGGAAAGACGACTGTCCAGACCCTCCGCGGCATCCGCTATGTCTTGAATATTATCTTGGTAGGGTCGCAAGTCGTCGTGCAACAGGCCGCATAAGCGGTAGAAACCTCACCCTGATCATTCTCGCATGGCCGCTCACTTTTTGGGCGGCTTTCCCTATTTGAGGAGCCGCAAATGGCGATTGTTCCCGGCACATACAACCTTGGGCCGGATAATTCTATTACGATCACGCGTAACGATACGAATTCCGTGGTGACGCTTGACGGCGTTCGAACGAAGTTCATGTCTAAGTATGACGATGAAATCGTAAAGGGTTCTCCGATTGACCTTGGCGGAATCGTTATCGCTACGCGCATCCCTGGAGGATTGTCGGGATCTATTGAGGTTGAACGTGCAACCAACGATTTCGACTTACTTACCCAGTTCCTTGATCAAAACTATTATGCACAAGGTCCGCATCTTCGATTCACGATTACGGAGACGGTGCTCCAAGCGGATAGACTCTCTTCAGATTCGGCACAATTCACGCTTGCAGTTTTCCATGGATACAATCGTGGATCATACGAGAGAACCGGAATCGTTAAAACCACAGTGGAATTTTTCGCTTCAACTCTAGTCGCTGTATAGCGCGTATAAATAGGAGATCCCCTTGATTGGAGAGAAACAGACTCTCGTACTTAGCGACCGCGTAACGGTTGAGGTAGGAGAATTGGACGGATACGAAGAGGACCTCGCCGATTCGCGTCTAGCAGAAGTCGTAAGCATCGGCGGAGATCCGAAGCGAATGGAAAAACCTGAAGAGCAAAGTTCTCTTATGGCGAAGATGATGCTTTCTACTGCTAAGGTTTTTTCTATTTGTAGTATACGCAAAGTTAATGACAATCTGGTATTCCCGCTTAAAAATGCTGGAATGTACGCTAGCACGGCGAAGATGCTAAAAATTTCCGAGAAGAGAACGCTTACTGAATGGGGCGCTCCGATTTATTCTCCTCCCCAGGAGAAGGTGGGAAACGCGCAGGCCGTCGAGGATTCCGAACATCCGTAACGCTCGCTCGTGTTTCTCGTGGCGGCATATCTATGCACGATGCCCGTATGATGTCTCAAGTTGATCGTAGAGCCGCACTCCAAATTCTTGCAGAGCTTGAAGGCGGGATCGTGGATGAGAAGACGGGTGAGGTGACATGGCCTGATCGCTCTAAGTCTGAGGAGAAATGATGAGCATTGAACGTGTGTTTCATAGTTTAGAGTCTTTCTCGCGGTTCTTGGAGCGTGCGGCAGTAACGGCAGAAATCCCAATGGTCATCGCTGCTCGGGAATCTGCTCGCGTACTTCAAAAAAACATAAAGAACGTTTATGGTAAAGGGTATAAATTCGAACATAATCTTGCGGGATCAGGAGATCTAGCCCCATCAACTCAAGCGGAGCGTACGGCACTTAATTATACGCCCAATGATCCGCTTCTTCGAGACGGTCGTCTCTTACGTGATAATGTTGAACGCTTTAGTGAACCTGGGATAGCGGCATCAGGAACCCCCGAAATCATAAACGCTTATCATGAATTTGGGTACCTGTCATTTAGGTCAGGGAAAAGCGTACCACCGCGTCCGACGTTCAAGATCGGGCTCCAGGATTCAGAAGCGGAAGTTATCGAGATCGTTGAATTAGCATGCGGAAGTATACTTGGTTTTAGCCCAATAGCAACGGTTATCAGAGAGGGATACTAAAATTCTCGGAAGCTGGACCGTCGCAAGCATTATTCGTTTTTCTTCGAATGCGGATGTTGTTATGTCCCGCATAGCCTCGTCGACTGCGATGGCATCGGGAGCACTTGATCGTCAAAAGAAGCAATTAGATGCTAATCAATTAGCCACGCTCCGTTATCAGCAACGAATAGCTGCTCTTCGCGCAGAACAGATGCGTTTCGTACAGATGGGAGCAGGGTTTGCCGCAGTTGGAGGATTCCTTGCTATAGGAACTGCTGTGGCTGATGCATCTAAGTTCCAGCTAGTGATGACCAGTATCCAGAACGTCACCGAAGCATCGGCATCACAGATGGAGCGTCTCTACAACGCAACGTTCAACGTCGGGAATAAAACGGCGATGAACGCAACCGAGGTTGCAGAAATGTTCCGGGAAATCGCGCGTAGCGCACAAGGCTCTACGTTGGGATTTCAGGGGATGTTAAACATTCTTCCCTATGCAGCGAAAATGCAGACGGTTCTAGGGCCTACTCGTGGAATGTCACCTGAACAAACGGTTGATACCACAATGGCGCTTGTCCATCTCTTCCGCCAATATTACGAAGCCGGAACTCCAAAGATGATGGATACCGTTCTTCGCATGTTTGAACTGTCCCCAATTTCGCCCGCCCAAATGTTACGGCAAATGACGTATTTCGTGCCGATGCTCAAGGCGCTCAATACGCCTAATGAGCAAGCAGCAACGATGATGACGTTCCTTGCACGCGCTGGGTTCGGAAGCGGAAAAGGCGGCACGGGCGTTGCCATGCAAACATTACAATCATTAGGGCCTCTACAAATAACATCTTTCGCTCAAGCACATAAACACGAAATGTTAGTCAAGCTCGGATTGCTTAATAAAGATGGAACAAGTCCGTTCGTACATCCTGGAGGACCTGGCGGAAAACCGTATTACGATCTCTTCCAAGAACTGGCGCAGGTTTCCAAGGCTTCGCAACTCGTAGGCGGCGGAGCGAATGCGGTAAAGACTCTTACGAGCATCTTTGGGACAACCGGCGGCAGAGTCGCTATGCTTATGGCAGATCCTGATCTTGTCAAGCAATTACAGTCCCTCGAAAAGATCATGACGACCCAAGCCTCGCTCGGGCTTAAACCACAGTCCGAGAAGATCATGGATACTGTATCATCTCAGTGGAAACGTATGATCGCGAACTTCAATTCGCTAATGATTGAAATGGGCGTTCCGTGGTTGCGTGCGTTAACAGATTTATTCCGATCAATCGGTGATGCCTTACATAATGCACAGGCATGGATGCACCAACATCCGCGTGCGGAAAAGGCTATTGGTGCAGGTGCCGCAGTTGGATCAACGGTTCTTGCGGGTGTCGCTCTTTCAGGAATTATCGGTGCTGCCGGAAAGATACTCGGTTTTGGGGGCGGGATAGGCATTTTAGGAGGCGGTGCCGGGGGGCTATTCGGTGGGGTTCTCGGATCATTACGTAGAGCGGGAACAGATATTGCGAAAATTTTCACATTCTCTCCAGGAGGGAAAGGGATTATCGGTCAGGGTGTTTCCGGGATGATGAAGCCTGATTTTCTCCGTGATCTAGGTATGGGATTACGAAACATACCAGGAATACGGCAACTCCTTACGGCTCTTGATCATCTTGGAGGAGTCGGAAAACTCATCGCCGGCATAATGAATATTCTCGTTCATAGTTCCGGGCTTCTTATCAGGACTCTTTTCGCGTTTGGATTGCGCTTGCTCAACGTCGTTGGATGGGCATTGCTTGTTAAGGATGCCTTACAATTCTTTCTTGACCATCCGAAAGAAATCGGGGCTTGGGTTGCGAAAATCATATGGTTTTTCCGTGCAACGCTAATACCGCAGACGATCAAGGCCATGCAGACATTCGTTCCGCTTATACTCGGGGCATTTTGGAATATGCTCAAAGGGATGTTGGATATGATCTTGCATCCCGGTCGTTTTGTCGCAGCAGCAAAGGACATGATGAAGGCCATAAACGATTACAATTGGCAGCAACAGCATATAAACGATATAGCCGCTGCACGGGCATCGGCACAACATGCGAAAGAAAATGAACAGCGTTACGCAGATGAACAGCGTAAGCGAGCATTTGCAAATGACCGCGTAAGACGTCAAGAAGGAACTAATATAACCATACAGAGCCTCGTTCTCCCTGGCGTGAAAACAGCGAAAGACATACATCCAGCACTTATGAATGTTGATAAGCTAACGCAGGGAAGCCCCCGCATTCCAACTGATCCTCGCATTGCATTCCCGCTGAATTCTTCATTCGCTATCTAATCCGCATGGGGAGTCGTTATGGCTTTTACTGTCGCAACGATCCCTCCAACAGGACCTCAACATCCAGGCCCTGCGCCTCTTACATTCGGTTCGGTTGCATTCAATTCTGAGGAATGCCCGTCACATTTACCGATAGGTCCAGGGACGCAGAAATTAACGGTATGTGAATTGATCGGGGGAGGGCGAGTTTTACAATCATTCGGCTCTCAGCCGCAACCCGTGACGTTTTCCGGTACGTTCTGGAATGTGAACGTCGCTCCTCGTGTTACGCTTTTACGTTCATACAATGTTGCCGGAAGCGAACAACCGTTAACATGGAATTTCGAAAAATATTACGGAATTCTCACAAAATTCGAGCCGAATTATCATAATGTAAATCGATGCGAATATACGCTCACGATTGAAATAACTCGTGATGCGAACGGTTCATTTTCATCAACAACTCCGACTTCCGTTGATTCGCAAGTTTCCGCTCTTCAGAATAATGCAACTCTTGCATATGGACAACTCCTCGGTCAAGCATCAGCGGTCGGAGATACACAGCCGGCAAGCTGGCAGTCTGATTGGAGTAACGAGCAGCAGGCGATTCAACAAGGTGCTCCTCTTTCCCAAGCAAGCCCGCAAACCGCTCAGAATATAACGAATACGGTGCAGGCATTGACGGGCCAGGTTTCACCGTATATCTCAGGGCTTAATCCCCTTGACCCTCGTATAATTCCAGCTACGCAGTTCTTGAATGCCCTCATCCTTGTTTCAAGGAATGTCCAACAAGGTCAAGCTCCTAGAACGGTTCAGGTGATCGGCGGATCTCTCGCGACCGTTGCGGCAAAGTATTATGGTGATGTTTCGCTTACGATGCAATTAGCTCAGGCAAACGGTCTATCAACGGCGCAGCTTCCAAGCGGAGTTTTCAAGACGATCATCCTTCCGCCGTTCCCAATGGTTGCATAGGAATAAAATATGGCCGCATTCCCAACCCCAATGTCAACGGCTTTGCAGCCCGTCGTTTATACACCAACATTCGAGACCAATCAGGTTGCGTGCGTCGTAGTTATTGAAGGCGTTCCATATCTTCCGGTTCATGCAACGATTGAGCATAATGCACATGGGGCTACGGACTCTGCTGAATTTACGCTCCCCGTAAGTAGTAATCCTGATTTCTCGGTAATGTTTGCCCGAAGTGATGGGACTGGAGGAACGCCTAACAATGCCCTCGTCCCTGTCTATGTAAGCATTTATGCTGGATTCCCGGCGAACCGTGTTCCTGAATCTCTTGATTTCTCTCAATTGTCGCAGCGATTCTTCGGTATCGTTGATTTGTACTCGGCGCAAATCGGAGCGAATGAAGTAACTTTTAAGTGCCGTAGTATGGCGGCTCCTCTTGTTGATTTCCCAGTAACATCGCTCGCGATGAACGTAACGACGACGCAACTCGTTACAGCACTCGCTCAGAGCGTAGGGCTTACGCCGAATATCCTCCTCAATCCGAATAATCCGCCACTATACGTGCAGGAAGTATTCGCGAATGAATTTGTCGGAGGTCAGAACTTCGCCTCAACCGTAGTGAATGAACGTGCATGGGATTTGCTTTTGAAGTGTGCTCTCTTTGACGATGTGGATGTTTGGGTAAGCCAGATCGGCGGAATTTCTTTCCTTAATTATTGTGCGCCTGGTCTTATCCCTAGGACGACGGTCGGGCTTACATATGGAACGGATATAGAAGAAATAACCGTTGAGCACTCAATCCAATATGCGAAAAATATACACGTTGAAGTACATAGTTATAATAAACGAATAAAGCAATCGACGTCATTTTCTGTTGATAGTAATGATCCAGGAGGCATAACGAGTACGCCTACAACGAAAACCGTGACTTCATCTCCTATATTCGGGACTTCCGGCCAAGTATCAACGAGCGTATCTCCTACTGGAGTTTCAACAACGACGCAGACTTCTTTTAGTGGCGGATCTACAACGGCGAGCACTTCTCCAGGAAGAGAATCGGCTAAAGAACGATATGTTGTATATCCTAGAAATCTATCTCCCATAGCTTGCCAACAATTAGCGCAATCCATGTGGAGGCAGATTTCCATGCAAGAATATCGCATGACGCTAACGATCCCCATGACGACACTATTTCTTTTCGCTTTTGACACTAGCGGCATAAGTATTCTCCTGAACGTAATGGGTCTTCCCTATCGTAATGCCAATAGCGTTTTTAGCGGAACGGCTCCGATAACGAATACGGCCACTCTCTCATACGCAGGTTCTCCTGTTGTGACCTCAAATACGGTAACAACAACGAGAACGGATACACGCTATTGGCCTCGTCGGATTACTGAGACGATTGATCCTAGCGGTGCCGGGTGGAAGCTAGTAGTGGAAAGTGTGAATCACTCGTTGCCGCAGGGTCAAATTTGATGGAGAGAATGAAGCGAGGAACATTCCCTGCGTGCCCTGGGATATATCTTATCAAGAATTCCGTAAACGGGAAGAAGTATGTTGGGTCAGCGGTAAATATTAGAATGCGCATAAGGAATCATAGGACAACATTAAATAGAGGGAAGCATACAAACCATATATTGCAAAGGTCTTGGGACAAATATGGAGCAGAAGCGTTTGAATATTTTGTTCTTGAGTATGTTGAAGATAAAAGTGAACTTATTCCACGAGAGCAATCTTGGATTGACAGAATTTCTCCTGAATATAATATATGTAAAGTCGCAGGGAGCCGTTTAGGGCGTGGGCATACGCAGGAATCTAAAGATAAGGTAGGAGCGGCAAGCAGGGCGAGGGGGGCCGGGAACAAAAAAGGATTAAAACTCTCACTTGAAACACGTCAAAAAATATCTGTAGCACGCATGGGGAAGAAATTATCGCGTGAATCTATTGAGAAGCGTGAAAAAACACGACGCGAAAATGCACAAAGTCTTCGAGCTATGGGTATCCCTGCTTGGAATAGTGGAAAGCAATTTCTTTCTCCAGAGAAACTTCGTGAGGTTGTGGATAACAATCGTGGAGAGAAAAACAAAACTGCAAGATTGACGGAAGTAGAAGTTCGAGAAATAAAGAGGCGCGTTTTAGCTGGCGAAGTGCAGCAGCGTATCGCCGATGAACTGGGAGTCCCACAGTCCCATATCTCGCGTATAAAGCTCGGAAAGTCTTGGAGCCATGTGATAGTCTGATGACGCTACAAGAAGAGCAATACATCCGCACAATCCTCTCCATCGTCTCGACCATGATAGCGCGTATTCCTCATCCGGTCGCTATTGAGGGCATTCTCGCTAGCGGAAGTTACAACCCGCAAAATAGTTCGGCGATGTCCATACGTGGTGATACCTTCGCCTCGACGAGCGCAGAAGAGCAACTTACACATAGAAATATTTCGATCGCGACGGCAGCGCATGGCGACCAATATGGGCCTGTCGGAGACGAACGGACGATCTTGATTCCTACGCAATCTGGGTACGTTATGCTCTTCGAACATGGAGAAGATGACTCTCCAGGAGCGCCTTCGGGTTGGCGGTACATAAATGTTCCATACGGATTCCGTCTCAAAACGACAAACGGCTTAATATTCCAAATGGACGATCCGACCGGGTATGCACAAATGGGCGCAATCGGCCTAGATGCAACGCAAGATGCGGTCGTGACGTATCGTTATCTCCATGCGGCTATAGAGGCCCTTCGCGCGACCGTACAGACCGCTTTCAATGCGCTCGCGGGAAGCGTGGCCGGAGGCTCCGGGATCACGCCCCCGACCGTTGCAGACGTGAGCGTTTCAGGATCTTCAAAATTCAAAGCGGCCCCTTGAGGTAGATCTATGCCCTATGTTGATGCCTTAAGAGCATGGGGGGCGGATTTTTCCATAACCTCGACTGGAGACCTCGCGCTTCTCCAAGATTCACCTGCAAGCCCTGCCGCAACGCAACAGCGCGTGATCCGACTAATCCAATATGTTCCTTTGATTCTTGACGATGCCGGCAACCCGATCACGGAACCGGATGATATTTTTAACACATCATATGGGAGCGGAGCGAGAACGCTCATCGGGCAGAATCCAGTAAACGATATCATCTCCGGGATGAAAAATCGCATTCTATCCGGTTTGGCACTTGATCCATATATCACGACGTTCCCGACCCCCGTCATTTCAATCGTTGCCGGACCTACGAACGGAATCGTGACGGTGAGCGTTTCGTGCATGACGACCACGGGGCAACCCGTTACCATTCCACCTCAACAAATTCAGCTAGCAACGCAGTAAGAGGGAGACCGATTTGAGTTTCTTGTCGCCTCTTACGCTAGCACAGATTCAGCTTACTATTACGACGGGCTATAACGCTGCCGCAGTCGCGAATGGGTCTCTCATCGCGGATACGGGGGCTGGATCAAGCTTCGGCCCCGCATTCAATGCAGTTGCCTTCGCGATCTTTCAGCAGCAGAATCAGATTCTCTATGTCGCCGCGATTTCTCGGCTAGCAACGATCCCGGCGAATCAAAACGGTACGCCGAATCCCGACGTCGATTCTTTTGTCGCTCCTTGGGGATTCACGCGGCTAGGAGCATCGGCCTCAAGCGGATTGGCTACGTTCTCAACTCCGAGCAATGTCCTCGTACAGATCGTCGTCCCGGTCGGCGCTATCGTACAAACGCCAGGGGGCTTACAATTCGCCGTTATCGCTGATCCGAATAATACCGCCTACAATGCAGGGCTCAACGGCTATCCGATAATCGTAAGCACCTCCTCCGTAAACGCGACCGTCCAATGCCTCACGACCGGAACGATCGGAAACGTCCAGGCAGGACAGATAACGCAGCTTTTCGGAGGAGTCGGAGCAACGCAGATCCCGGCGCCCGTAAATGCCGTGACGAATACGCTAGCCTTCACGAACGGCATCAATTTCGAATCCGATGCCGCGCTCAAAGCACGCTTTACCTCTGGGCAGTCTACGGGAAGAAATGCAGGAACGGGATTTGCGGTACGGGCGGCGGCTCTCGGGGTACAGCCCGGCCTCATCGTATCGTACGGGGATCGCATCAATGTGGACGGGTCACCTCATTCCGCATGGTTTACGTTGGTCGTAGCCGTTGCCGGTTCTTCCACGACGACGCCCTCTTCGATCATCAACAACGTCATCGCGGCGTTGGAAGGAAATCCTTTAGCGATTCCCCCCATTCCGCCCGCTCGCCCTGCCGGGATAGCATACAACGTCGTTAGCCCGACCACGTTTACCGGAGTCAACGTCTCCGCACTTCTAACGCTTATAAGCGGAGCGGTTCCGGCAACCGTCGTTGCTTTAGCCCAAGCCTCCGTAACCGCCTATATTAGCGGAATCGGCCTTGATCCGTACGGCAAGCCGACAACCGTCTCTTATACGAAGGTTGCAGCTATTCTTTGGAGTATCAGCGGAATCGCGAACGTCGATAATATCCTGCTAAATTCCGGGACTTCCGACGTAACCGCTCCGTTTGCGCAGATGCTCATCCCCGGAACCATGACGTTCACGACGGCGTAATATGGCGACGACGCAAACGACGATCACATTTTTTGACGAAACGGGAACAAATCCGTTTCCTCCGGGCGTAAAAGTAACGATCGTCAATACATCCGCCGCCCTTATCGCCGTTGCCTATACGACGGTCGGAGGCGTAATAACCGTTGCACTTCAAACGGGGACGACATATGCGGCAAGTTTTGTCGGAACGCAAGCGGTAAGTGCGCAACCCGTCATTTTTGTATCCTCACCGACAACGAATATTACCGTTCCTAATTATCGCTCGCCGGCTCTTTCTGCGACCGGGTACGCGCAAACGCAGATGGAAGTCTTACCGAACGAAGATTTTCCCGCATCCGCGCTAACAGTCGGCGGCATCGCCTATACGATAGGATACGGTTTTGGTTCCGGTGCGTTCCAGACGGATTACGAAACGCAACAAACGCTTGCCGCGAACCGTCTTCAATCATGCCAAAATAACATGGTTGATTCTTGGGCGACTGATTTTATCGGTTACGGCGTTTTCCCTCGATGGTCGGATACTGACGCCGCATACATTGCACGGATCATGCAATGGTTACAACTTCCATGCGAAACATTGTCGGCTATTGCGTACGTCGTGCAAGTTTTCTTCAAGTATTTTCCCGATACGTCTACCGTCGTTGATGTTTTCGATACGGTGAGCGATCCGGCTCGTGCGGGATATTATGGGATTGTTCCTGGTCAAGTCGCTATTATCGCTTACTATCCGCTTGAAGGCCAATTCGATGGATGGTATCTCGGGCAGTCCTTCCTCGGGCAGAATACGTTCTTCGCTGATCCATACGGATTCTCCGAGGGAGATATGTCGATCTATCCTGAGTTACAAGCGCTCGTGAACGCCGTGAAGCCTGTCGGCGTGGAGCCTGTATATATCGCATCCCGCGGCGAGTTCCCGAACTTCTCGGGCTGGGGTGCATTGTGGCGTAATGTTATCTGGGAACCGGCGTAAGGAGTTTGGATGCCTGATCTCACTCAAACCACAGAGATCCTCTTAGCGACGGAAGGATTACTCTTCACGCCGTCCATGCGTCTTATCGACCAATCCGTTCTTGATAATCAAGTAGGTCGAATTCTTGATTCTCTAGGCGGTCCTAACTTTCTACCGTATACGAATTATGCCCAGATCGTTCCGACGAGCGGCCTCAACTTGCAAGCGGGCGGTCCTGGTCAAACGGTTATTGCTCAGGGGCGTCTCCTCGATTCATGCCCAACGACGACGCTCACGGTTGCAACGGCCGGAGTCTCCGATCGCGTTGATCTTATCGCGATTCAGGCTACGCGCACGACGGGATCGGTTGCGATTACCGGGTTCGTACGTTCTGACGCCGCAACTCCGCAACTCGTCGTTCTGACAGGCACCCTCGTCTCCGGCGCGGCCACGGTCGGGTTGCCGGCAGGCTATACCGTCGCTCCGCGTATCGTCGGTCCATTCCCGGTAGGGATTGATAGCACGGCGGACCTTCGTCTTGTCTCCGTCTCCACGACGCAAGCTATCTTCCAGAGCGACGACAACACCGATACGCGCGCATTTGCATTCCTCGTTGCGGGAGTCGCGCCAGATCCCACGGGGAATTCCGGGGTTCCGACGACGCTCTATCTCCAAGAGAATCGTCCCGCATGGATTTACGTGCAGAACACGTCGGGGACGCCGCTTGTCGCTCCGCCTGCGCCGAGCGGATATGATCAATACGCGACGGTATACGTCCATGCGAATGAGACCTCGATTTCCGGCGGCGATATCACGTATCTGTTTCCGCAATTGCCCGCTCTTTCCACGCAACTTATTCTCGCTGGATTAAACGTCGCCGGAAGCGCAGTTATCCAACAAACGCTTACCGTTGATCAAGCGACGACGCTTGCGGCACTGACTGCTGCGGCTACGATACTTGCCTCGCTTACTGTTACTGGAAATACGACTCTTGATGGAACTCTTACGCTTGGGGGCTTGGCATCCTTTGGCGGATCAGTCAATATCGGGAACGCGCTTACGGTCGCTGGGGCGACAATCCTTGATACGACGCTCAATGTCTTAGGGAATACCGATCTCGAAGGTACGCTCAACGTAGACGGAGCGACGACGCTCGCGGCTCTTGTTGCGACTGCGTCAACGCTTCTTTCGCTTGCCGTCACGAACAATGCGACGATCGGCGGAACATTAGGCGTTACGGGAAACGGTAATTTTACTTCAAGCGTGGCGATAACAGGAAATGCGACTATCGGGGGTACGCTTGGGGTTACGGGAGCGACAACGGGTTCACTTGCGTCTTATACGAGCGCGGTAACGGCAGGATCAGGAACCGCTCCTGTGGGACCGGCGGCGGGCGACTTGCAAGCTTCACGCTCAACGACGACAGGTGCTCTTATCCTCGGCGGAACGAGCTCGAATTCGTCATTAGATTATGGGGTTAACCATGCGGGCGCATTCACGCTTGGGGCTCTCCTCTATTGTGCAGAGATATTCGGGTCAAGTGCAATTACGGCAGGATCAGGAACGGCTCCGGGAAGTCCGGCTGCGGGGGATTTGCAGGCATCTCGTTCAACCACGACGGGCGCTCTCGTATTAGGCGGGAGCAGTTCGAGCGCGGCGCTAGATTACGGAGTAAATCATGCGAGCGCGTTTACTCTCGGGGCTGCGCTATATGGCATTAGCATTGTGCTTTCGGGTGCGATTACCGCTTCGCAATTCAACGGTTCCGGCGCTGGCTTGACGAGCGGGACGGTCCCTACGGCGGCGCTTGTGAGCATTCCGATCGGCGGAACAGTCCAGAGACAGATACGCCTTGATCAGACGGCCCCGAGTCAAACCTTAACGCTGCTCGCTCCTCTGCCTGCCGGGAATTGGATTGTTCGTGCGCATGCGAATTTCAATACAAATTCAACTTCAACGACGACCTTAGCGGGGGTAGACGGCGGAACAACATGGGAAGCGACTAGCCCGAACGGGACAACGACCGATACGCAACAACCGAACAATGCTGATCTTTATCTCATGGGAACGGCAGTAGGGGGAAATCAGCCATCAGTTACGCTTGCAACGGATGCAAGCACTTCGCCTAATCCCTATATTGGTTACGGTGGAATCTACGAGATTACGTGTGTACGTTCGAGCTAAAGAGAGAAGCCCCCAAAATTGGGGGCTTCTTATTATGTTCTCGAATTAGGAGAAACGCTAAAGGACGTAACATCTTGCGGTCCTCCGACCCAAAAATGTGTGAATCCGATCCCAGGAGCAAATCGAGTATCGTCTTGACCTCCGCCTCCTGGAACATTGATAATCGTAGCGGCAACATTTTGCACGGTTTGCGATCCTATGACTTGAGTGGCCCCAGTGCTTAGTATTCCGCTAACAATGGGGAAATAATAACTTGTCACGCCGAGCGATGCCGTAAGCGTAAAAGTTTCCCCGGTCGTTGGACTATCGTCAATTTGCGGGACTCCAGGAATCATTCCGTCATTGGAATAGAACAATATCGGTTTTATAGTGTTCCCGCCTCCGCTCCCAATATAATATGTTATGCGATGTGTACTAAACGCATCTGCAAAAGGCCAGCCCGATTTAGTGTAGAACATTGAATAATTACCATAACTACTGCTTGTCATATCAAATCGTTCTGCTTGCACATTATTGATCGGACATGAACATGCGAGCATAAATGCTCCGGCATCAGTAATCTTCGCTCCGTTAGCAAAGATCCAATAATTCCCGGCAAGAAACGGCAAGTATGATTGAGAAACGCTTTCGGCAGAGGTAGACGGAGCATAATCCGGCTGTACGGTAATCGTTGCAACGGGGAGAACTACTGAAGAAGGACTCCCAGGAGTCGGAGACGGCAAATCTCCCGGATTGGCCGAAATGCCTGCTGGAGAATTCCCGGCTGCCTTGGGTGATGCTTGAGCGTTTACGGCTACGGATTGAGGTACAGGCGACGACCCCCCGCCTCCGCATGCAGAGAGAGAGAGCGCGACGATGATCGCGGCAATGATGGGTTTCAAGTTCTTCCTACCTTTCAGGGATAGCCTGCCATGCTTATTGCATCCAGGCAAGTGATTCCTGGGTAGGCAAGAGTCAAATGGGGAGGAGGTAGTCCCCGGAAGTCCTTAAAGACCCGGAGGCTTCC